GCATCGTCCGGATGGCGGTCATCTGCCGCTGCATGGACGCCTCGCGAGCCTCCATCTTCCGCAGCAGCGGCACCCGGGCAATCATCATGCCCTGAATCTGACCGTGGTGCATTCCGATACGGTGAGCGAAGTCGATCGCGCGCTGGGCTGCCTTCGCGTCCTGCTTGATGCGCTGCTCGGCAAGCCGAAGGTTCGCCTTCGCCTGCTGCACGCGCGCCTCAAGGATCTCGATGCGCTTGCGGTACGGACGCTGGACAGCCTGCGCCCCGGCAACCTGTCCGGCGACCAGACCCTCGTTGCGACCGATGGCGTATGCCCAGTTGGCGACCCGATCAACCTTGTCCTCGGTCTCGGCGACGACGTCGAGCACGTCGCGAACCGCGCTGCGCTGGTCGCGCACGTCCGCCTTCAGTTTCTGGATGCGCACCGCAGCCTCATCCAGTTTCTTGTTGAGTGCGGCAACCGTCTCGGACGCCGACGCCTTGTCGGCGGTGTTCTGCTCCATCGCGCGCTCAAGGCGAGCCTTCATCCGCGACGCCTGCCCGCTCTTCTGCTCCGCCAACAGGGTCAGAGCGGTCAACTTGCGGGTCAGCATCTTGACCTCGTTCATCGCGTTCGCGCGCTGGGCAGCAGTGACGTTCTGCACGTCACGCATCTGCCGCTGCAAGTCGGCGATCTGCGCCTGCAGACCCTTGATCTGCGACTCGTCGTCGGTGTTGCGCGCCATGCTTTCCGCGCCGACGATCAAAGGAGCGTTGGTTGGCGGCAGTTTCTTCCACGCAATTGTCATGCGCTCTGAAACATCGCTGTCGCTGTTGATCCATGGGCCGTCAACCGACATGCCGGGATTCATTGCCGACACAATGTCTTCAAACATCAGCATCAGGGGCGGATAGAATTCCGCGAATCCATCAGGTTCGTTCACGTTCAACACTTCTAGCACCGCCAGCAGTTCCTTGGAAATCCCTCTGCTGTAGTCCAGCCATTCCTGCTGCGAGCGCGCCGCGCGTAGGACAAATTCCAACCACCGCGATTCCATTCGTCTGCGGTACGCGGCGCGCTGTTTCGTCAGCACCGCGTTGATGTCAGCCGTTGAAATTCCGTTCTTCTCCAACAGGGAAATCGTGGCAAGCATCATGTTGACCTGCTGATACGGACGCTTGTTCTCAAGCACCTGACTGATGTTGTTGACAAGCGCCTCAAGCATCCATTCAATCTGCGTGGCAGACGGACGGAACCGCGTCATGTTGACGACGGTGGCAGCCATTGCAATCATTGCATCGCTGTTTTCCGACATCAGCGCCAGTGTCACAAATTCCTTCTGCGCCTTATCAAGCCGCGCAAGATCAATCGAAGCAGTCACGCGCTGGCGTTCAACTTCCGACATGTGCCCGAGCAGGTCTTCCGCAAACGTTTCTGTTTGTGCGTTGAGCACAACGTGATTTGCGTGACGCAGAATTCGCCGCGCAATGCTTCCCTCTCCAGTGAGTTCCGACAGATATACCGATGACAGTTCCTGAATTGCCTGCTTGAGCAGCGGAATGTCTTTGTTGCCAATGCCAACCTCAATACGAACAATCGCGTCGTATGCCGTCTTCCATTTGGCGGGATCGACACGATAATCCTGCGCTTCTGGTAGCAGCCATGCCGTTGGCGGAATTGCATTTTCTTCCCCGCGAATCCACTTCTCAAGATTTTCGTCGTTTACATTCGACGTGTGTGGATTGACGTCGATGTCATCCGGATCGACGCCATTGAGAATTGCGTTTATGCGCTTGACCGCAAACTCAAACGCTCCCTCTCGGTAGAACGTCTCCATCTCGTTCAAACTAAACGAGTTTCTGCCCAGCATGAACGCCATTGCGTATTCAACACTTTGCCGAAGCGAGGAAGGAATCTGCCTGTACTTCGCATCTGCCTCTCGTCGTTCGTCGGCAGTCAGATCTTCCTCAAATATTGCAGGATTCTGCAACTCCGCGATCTGTCTGGCTACGTCAAAGACCCGATTGACAACGACGGATGCATCAGGTCTGCTGAACCAGTTCCCGTTGCGCTGGTACATCGACACGAGTTCGGACGCAAAGGTAAATCTTCCGATTCCCTGTTTTGGCGCGCCCATCGCTCGGTAATCCAGCGCACCTCCGACATCGACGTAGAACAATTGCTGGCTGACCGGATCCACGAGAACGTTGTCTGCCTCTAGACCAATGACGTCCCAGTTGCGCATCAGGACGTGATCGACGAAGTCTCGCTGCAGCATCGTTGCCACCGGGCTCGTCTCGTAGGTCTCGTCGTTGTCACGACGGAACTCTCCGATCGTCACTGCGCCATCAAGGAACTTGGTGACGGTTCGCCACTCGTTCTTGTCCATATCGAATTCTTCGCTGAACTGGGGAACGTGACCATTCAGGAACTGGTATCCGCGCAAGGCAGCAACTTCGTTTGCCTGATGATCCTGATCCGCTCCCGCCTTGACAACCCACTGTCCGCCGCGCTCATCGGCAAATAGCCGTGCACCCGTGCTGCCACCGAGCGTCTTGACGTATTGCAACGCCGAGATCGGAGGAATCCCGCCGATCTGCTTCCATAGATGCTTGTCATCGAACAGCAGCGTGTTTCCTGTCATCGGAGACACGAGATTGTTGCGACCAGTGATGACGATTTCGTCATGCAGTCCGCCATCATCGTCCACGTTGTGGAACTGGACGACGTCGTATCCCAACTTTCGTGCCTGCCGCACGACTTCGTCCGTCGAACTGGTTCGGTAATCCTCAAATACCGCGACAAGTTCGGTGTCCGGAATATTCCACACGGGGACGGAGTCCCATGGACGTTGTTCGCAATCAATCGTGAGCACTCGCTGACCGATGACGTAGTAGCCGACCTGATACTTGCCGAAACTTCCGATCGGCTTCTGATGCGTCGTGAAGCACAACGAACCGAGCGCACGCCTGTTCCTGTACGGATTGAACAGCGGATCATCCGTGTTGTGCATACACATGAACGGAGTGTCGCGCGGATTAGATGCTGGCCCACAGAATTGCCAGCCTCCAACGGTGACAAGTTGCTTCACCTCGTCGGATGGATCGCGAGCGAACGACGTCAGATCGACGTTGTTTGCCTGCGACCATTCCCAGACCCGCTCAATTGCGAACTTCGTCGCCAGCGCCTCGCGCTCCCGCTCCTGCTCTCTGGCAAACGACTCGGTCGCGTTCTCTGCGATCGTCCCGCCACGCACCGCCTCGTCGATCTCCGCTGCCGCGTTGTTTGCAGCCACTGCCTCGGCGACTTCGCGGCGCACGTCGTCGGACGCCATGTCCGCCTCCATCGCCTCGCTCATCGCCTTGCGGTAGTCCTGTCCAGCCGGGTCGTCTGCCGCGCCAAATGCCGCGTAGAGTTCCTTCTCCGTGTACCAGAGCCCCGCCTGCGCGTCCGCGAGTTGATAGTCCAGCCCAGTCTGGTTGCGCACGCTGACGATCGCCTCGTTGACCAACTGCCGCATCAGCGAGCGGATGTAGTTGGAGTCCGGGGCAGCCGCCGAGGCATCGATTGCCTTGGCGTACCGAACGAGAGCCGCCTCGACGGGCGTCTTCTCGCGCATCTTGAGCGCGTTGCCGACCACGACGCGGTTGTTCGGATCGCGCGGGAACGTCTTGTTGAACTCGCGAGCCGTATCCTCCAGCACAGCCGGGTTGATCAACGCCTCCGGGCTCACCAGATCGAGCGACCGCTGCGCAGCCTGCTTCTCCTCCTCGCTGGACGTCTCCGACGCGAGCACGGCACGCGCCTTTGCCAGTTCGGTGGCAATGTCGCGCACCGCGCTGCGAACCGCCGTCGCATCCGGGCGGCGCAGTCCGCCAAGGGGTCGGAAGAACGTCCGGGTGAACCACACGTCCGCCGTCAGGGTGTCGAAACGCTTGTGGAGGTTGTTGTAGAACGACCCGATCTTCGGGCCGAGCACCGACGACATGTAGGTGACGTCGTCAGCCGAGTCCTTGATGATCCCGATCACGTCCGACAGCGACTTCTCTGCACCGTTGACGTCGATCTTGGTCGCGCGAAGGTACTTGTTGTGCTCCGCGACGGTCTTCTTCTCCAGCATCATCCGCTCGACCGCATCCCACGACCCGAAGTGGTCGTAGAGCGCGTTCAACTTGTCGAAGTTCATCGTCATCGCGCCGACATGGCGCGCGTCGAATGCCTTCGGGATGCGGATCCGCTTGCGTCCGTTCGCCTTCCACTCCTCGTAGAGGGCGCGAGCCAGCAGTGCGTTCTGCTTGACCTTCTCGCCCTGCGAGGTAATGGCGAGCATCATCGCGAAGACCCGGCGATCGTCGGACTTGACGTCCGCCATCTCCGGATACTTCTTCGCCGCCTCCTCCCACATCGTGTCGATGATGCGACCGTACCACTCCAGCGCGGATTCCTCGCCAGCCTTGGTCGCCGCGTACTTCAGGTCTTCCGCCAGCGATTCGACGATGATCGTCTGGATGTCGCGCGGCATGGGGCTGCGCTCGCTGTACTCGTCCAGCCATCCGACGATCGACTGGCTGAACGAATCGAGCAGACCCTGCAGTTCTCCGACGGTGTAGTTGCGGTCGTTGGCTGCCCGGTAGGACAGGATGCCGCGATCCGCCAGCAGGTCGCCGAACGTCTGCGCCTTGGCGTTCACCACCGCCTGCTGCGCCTCCGCAAGTTCCTGCTTTCGCGCCATGGCAGTGATGACCAGCGGGTGCGACACGCGCCAGTCGTCGATCCTCTGGGTGATCTCGTTGATCTCGGCACGAAGGCCAGCGATCCGCTGCCGGATGGCGAAGTCCTCGCGCTTCAGCGCCAGAGCCTCCTCCGGGGTCGCCGCAGCCTTGATCTGCGCAGCCGGGATGGTGGTCGTCGCCAGTTGCTTGGCGCGCGCCTCCATGTCCGTTCGCTGCGAGAGCGACGCCAGCATGGCCTGCAGTTCCTGCGACAGGTACGGAAGGACGAACGAGTCCTTCAGCATGTCCGTGTCCTTGCCGAGACGGATGTACTCCTCCGCAAGGGCAGTGCGCTTCTCCTGCTTCAGCCGCTCCGCAGTCTTGCCCTTCAGGATCTTGCGCAGTTGGCGACGTCGCGCCTGCACGGCCTTGCTGGCGCGCTGATACGACGCCTGCGCGCGATCGGCAGAGCGGAGAGCCTGCTCGATCGCTGCCTGCGCAGCGCGCGTCTCCGACCTCTTGGCTGCTGGCGTGGTCTCGACGGCGCGGTACAGCCACTGGGACGCGGACAGCAGTCGCCCCTTGACCTCCGGCGGGATGGATTCCAGTTCGCTCTGGAGCGCGAGCGTCAGGTTGACAAGCGAGATGCGTCCAGAATTGCCGACGAAGATGCTGCTACTCGGCGCTGCACGTCGGCTATTCCCTTGAGGTTCGCCAGTACCTGTTCGCGCGACATCCCCTGCCACAACTGCGCTGGGTTTTCCGTCCTCGGAGAGTTGTACAGCAACTGCAACGTCGCCTCCAGTTCCTCCGGCTGCAACGCGAGCCAGTCGCGACTTGTCAGCGGCAAAGCCTGCAAGGCCAGTGTTGCGTATTGCTCGTCGCTCATCTGCGGAGAGATTGAGTTTGGCGAACCAGACGCCGGGGTAGTTGGTGACGTTTCCATTCTCATCGGTCTCCGGAACCCAGCCCTCTGCCTTCCAGTACTTGACCATCGTGTCGATGTAGTCATCGACCGACAGTCCCGGCGGCGGCGACAGGTACTCGGGATTCCACGGGCTAAAGCCCAGAGGCCCGAAATTCGTGTCGGCGACGAACCCGAACATGCGGTAGGCGGTCGGCAACTTGCCGTTCGTCTCCGTCTGCCCGGGCCGACGAACATCGTAACAATCGCAACGCATCTCGACGTCGGGATATCGAGAAATAGCGTGCAACATCACGGGAGCGATAATGTCGGTGATGTCGCCCTCGTTGCTGTACAGACCGACGGCCTCGTCGTACCGCTCCGCGACCTGTCCCTTCTCGTCGAGGTACTCGGTCTTCTTGATCATGTACGCCACGTCGAGCCCGGGAATTCCGTAGGGCTCAAACGAGATGCGTGCCTGCCGACCGTTGTCGTCCACGACCTGCGGCGTGGAAATCTGGTCGATCGTGTACTGCGTCAGCGTCAGCGTCGCCTTGTTGCGCTTGTGCCCAGCGAGGTACTCCGCAGGCGTGAGCGACCGGAACGACAGGTTCGCCATGCTCGCCGCCGCCGACAGGAACCGACGCGACATCGCAAGCCGCTCACCCTCGCGCATCTTGCCAGCGCCGACCAGCGACGCTCGGAGTTTGGTGAGCACCTCCATCTTCTCCATCCTGCCGACTTGCTTCTTGCGAGCGGCGGCGGCAGCAAGTTCCGCAGGCGTCGCCTTCGGCTTGACGTTCCGCGCAGCCATCGCCTCGGACACGGCAGCGGCAGCAGCCTGCTTGGGCGGCAACTTCTCCTTGCCCTTTGAGGTCTCGATGGTCGCGGCGGTCTGCTCCTGCTGATCCTTCGTCGCGTCCTCGATGTCGCGCGCGAAGTTCACGTCCATGTTGTTTGCCCACAGCAGCGTGCGCGCGAGCGGCGACAGCGTGGCGTCCGCAGCCTGCACGCCAGCGACGTTCTCGATCGCTGCAGCACGCTGGGCGACGTCAAACACCGCCATGGCAGCCATCGTCTCCCTGCCAAGGAACCCGCGACGGGCAGCGAATCTGGCAAGCGGAGCAAGAACGCGGTTCGTCGTGGCGCCCTGCGCGGCTGCGGCGAATGCGTTCGCGGTTCCTTCCTGCTCGATGCGCGCCGCACCAGCGCGAGCCTCTGCGCCGCTGATCTGCGACGTGCGCCCCTCCAACTGGTTGATCACGTCCTCCGCCTGCGCGATCGCAGAACGGTCAAGACGCTCGATGGCTGCGGTCTCCCCGCGACCACGCAGCGCGTAATCGACGCCTGCGTTGTAGATCGGCGACAGGCCAGCCTTCTCCATGAACACCGCCGCCAGTTGCGGCTGGAACATCTGGATGTCGTGGAAGACCTCCTCCAACGCCTGCGCCATCATCGAGTTCGGGTTGGCATCGGCGTTCAGGTACACGACGCCCCGGGAACGCATCGAGTGGAATGCCGGGTTGAACTTGCCGTCCGTTGCCCGGAACCAAACCACGCGACGACCGAGCGCCTCGACCTGCTGCTGGACGCGCTTGCCCTTCTTCGTCGGGCTTGCCTCTACCAGTGTCACTCCTGCCCGGGTGCCAACGTCCGTCAGCACCTGCTTCGGCTCCGCCTGCTCCATCAACGCAGGCATCTCGCTGATCTTTTCCGCTACGGCATTATGAGTTGCCGAAGCCATAAGTCGATCAGTCGCAACGACTTGCAGTTCGTCGTCGATCTGCTTGATCCGATCTTCGATAGCAGTAACAGACTGTTCGGCTCCGGCGGTGGCGCGCGCGCCCATGAGCGCGACGTCCAGTTGCTGCCGCTCGTTGAGCAGGTTCTCCGCACGCTCCTGCGTCTGGACTCGACGCTCCGCCAGATCCACGAGGAACGCGCCCCGCTGCTCCTGCGTCATCCCGTTCAGGCTGTCCAGCGCGACGGCAACCTGCGCAGCCTGCGCGGAATCAAGGTCGGCAGTCCAGTTGGTCTTGGCCTTCAGCGCCTCGGAGTGCTTCACCCGCAGCACGCGCTCCGCGTCGGTCTCCGGTCGCAGTGCGTCTCGACGGTTCATCAGGGCGCGGTTGCCCGTGACCGCAAGCACGGATCCAGTACCGCCGATGCCGCCTGCGACGCCGCCGACGAAGGCTCCGTACAGCCCCTCCGTGATGTCCTCCGACAACGGAGCCGCCGTGAACGGCGCCATCAACGCACTGGAGACCAGTTCTTCCGTGCCTTCCTCGACGCCGGAGGCAGCCACGATTCCGGCAGCCCTACCGAGAAACCCGTTGCGGAACGATGCGGTGCCGTTGGACAGCCGCATGAACGCATCGACGCCTGCCTTGCCAGCCTTGCTTTCCAGCGCCCGGGTCGCGAGCGGAACGCCGCGCTCAAGGAACGGACGCATGGCAGCCTGCCCGACTTTGGACTTCACGCCATACCCGGCAAGCCGACCGATCACCTTGCCGCCCAGCGAAGCACCGCCGAGTTCGACGCCGCTCTCGATGACCGCCTGCGCCTCCGCGCGCGTGCGCGACTTGGCAAGCGAGTACTCCGTCAGAGGTCGCCCCTCGATGGCGTCCAGCGCGCGCTGCTGATCAGTCTCCTCGATGTCGGCAATGAAGCCAGACGAGTACGCCGTCAGCGGCATCAGCGACATCGCAGCGATCGACGCAGCAACCGGGACGTTTCCGGTCGCAAGCGCGCCAGCAGTACCGACAGCCTGCGGCAGGTTCTGACCGACGGCACGGACGATGTCTGCAGCAATGCCTTCCTGCTGCCCCTGCTGCATTCCCTGCGCGGCACCGCGCATGGCGATCAGTTCCGTCCGCAAGTCATCCACGGACAGGCCGGAACCCTCGGGCTCCACGGCCTGCGACACCTTGTCCGCCACAATCTGTGCGGTCATCTGCCGGACAGCGGGATCGGCGTCGCTGAACAGATCGGCGACCATCTCGACCGGGCGCATGACCGACCGAAGGAACTGACCGCGCATACCCGGCGTCGCGATCGCCTGCGCAGCCTGATCAATTCCCATGCGCAGACCGCGCTCGATCTCGCGAGGCTGAACGCCGAACGTCATCATCGTCCCCATGGGGCCGACGATGGGCGTGACCAACTGGTCTTCGTACTGCTGCGCAGCGATCTGCATCAGATCGGCTTCGCCGACGCCGCCGCCGGGGACGGCACCCGGAGCCTGCGCAGTCTCCAGTTTGGCAATCTCGTCGATCGCCGTGGCAAACGCCGTCTTCTTCGGGGCGGACTGGGGGCTGTCGGGCTGCACCTGCTGGCGCAGCACGTCGTCGATCGCCTTCTGGAAACTCGACATGCGTCCTCGCTATTCGCGGTACTTGGCAAGCAGGGCTCTGAAGCGTTCGTAACGAGCGCGACCCTCACGCGAGGTGTCGGCCATCAGATCCTTCGCGGCCCCGATGATGTCATTCACCGGATCACCAGTATCCGGCATCTCGTACCCCAACGCCAATACCTCCTCGCGGAGGGCTTGGTACTTGTCCTGATCTTCCTGCGTGATGATCCCCGTGATCGCCTCGGTCTGGGCAGCAGATGCCTCGCTGCGGCGCGCTCCAGCCCTCGTGGATTCCGCCCGAGCCTTCTCGGATTCCAACTTCGCCTGCGCCATCTCGCGCTCCCGGGAGGTCTTCTCGCGTGCCGTCGCCGCCTGCGCCATCCTGCCCATGGTCATGGCACGCTGCGGGTTCGTCGGCGGAGCCTCCGCCAACTGCTGCGGACTCATGTACTGGGTGGACATCTCCTGCGTCGGCAGCCCACCAGCAAGCCGCTGGGCAATGTAGCGCATGGCAATGTCGCGATCAGCGTCCGACCACGGGCGCGTCCATCCGATCCGACGGGTGTAGTCCTCTGCCCGGGCAGCAAGCGCTCCCAGCCGGAGCATCTGCGGCATCGATTCGATGGCGTCGCGACCGACATCCGAGATCGCCATGTCCGCCATGCTGACCATGGCGTTGGGATTTCCGGTCGTCTGGTAGTACGAGGGGAACGCGGCGGCATTCATCACCGCACCGTCCGGCGGTGCATACACGCCGAACTGCTGCAGGTTCAGCAACTTGATGCGCAGGTGCTGCTCCATCTGTGCCTTGTAGTAATCCGGCACGGAATCGTCAGACATGATGCCCTGCATCTGCGTCGTGTATTCCTCGGTCTTGAAATCCACGAACGACTGCGCCTGCATCCGCGCGACCTGCAGATTGGTGGTGTTGACGCGCTTCTGGATCTCCTGCAGCGCAGCCTCGTCCTTCGCCTTGATGCGCGCGTACAGATCCTGCACGGTGGAATACGCGGTCTGCGGATCGCGCTCCATCTCGATCGCAGCAAACTGATCGAACCCGGGTGCGACCTGCTGCAGTTCACGCGCCATCTCCATGATCGGGGCACGAAGCCTGTCGGCGTCGCGCTTCTTGCGCATCTGCTGCGCCATCCCGATTCGCGCCTGCGCGCGCTGCTGCATCGCCCCGAACCACTGCTGGGTGGTCATGCGGATCGCCTGCCGCTGCCCGTTCTTGTCGGTGAACAGTGCAGCAGGCGTGCCGTCCGGGAGGGTGCCGAAGTCCATGGACTCCAGACCCGTGTAGTACCCGTTCTCAAGTGCCTGTTCGACAGCACCATACGTTCCGTATGGCGCGATCTCCCGGCTGCCGCGAGGATCCATCGCAGCCTTGCGGAGCATCTCGTCGTCGTCGAGAATGTCAACCTGCTGCTCCTCGACGGGACGCTGGAACCCATCGTTCAGCGTGAGCGGAGGCTGCTGGCTGAAGTCGGTCGGCTCCGGCATGTTCGGCATTGCGCTCATCGCTGAATCCCCAGCATCAGGTTGCGGACGCGACCGGACGCGCTTGACGGCGCCTCCTGCTGCATGATCGACGGGAACATCCCGACGTTGAAGTCGTAGGGTTCCTTCTGCTTCACGGGCTGCGAGATCCCTGCGGCAATGTCAGTCATCTTGACGTTGCCAAGACCCTCGGACATCACCGACGCGCGAGACGCCTGACCCTGCGCGATTTGCTCGGCAGTCGCGGCCTCCGATAGTGCGTTCAGGCGTTCCTGTTCACGACCAAACTGCGCTCGCTCTTCGGCGGCGGGACGCTGCAGCGCAGTCTGAAGACCGGGAGTCGCGGCGGTGATGGCCGCGCCGAACGAACTGTACGGGTTGTTCGGGTTGTAGTTCTGCAAGCCTCCGGCAAGTCCCATCAGGAAACTGCCGCCGACGCGCCCGGCGCCGGACAGGAAGTTGTCCCACCCGGACGCCTCCTTCGGCTGAACCTGCGGAAGCGTCTGCATCGCGGAACGAAGACCGACGTTTGCCATGAAACTGCTCATTACCGCTGTCCTCCGAATGCCTGACCGAACGGCGAGAGAGCCTGACCGACGCCGCCACCGATTCCCTCGGCAATCGCGCCGATGCCTGCACCGAGCAGCGCGCCGCCGAGCGCGTTGCCGGAGGCCATGTCCATCATGGCCTTCTGCGTCGCCGCCGAGTACCGATTCTCGATCGGGCGCGTCATCAGGCCGATGTTCTGCTGCATCTGCGCCGCACGAGCAGCCTGCGCCGCAGCCGTGTACTGCTGGTACTGGCCGCTCTGGTACTGCGCGCTGCCGAGTCCGGCACCGAACAGGCTCTGCGCGGCGTTCTGCTCCATCTGCGCGATCGCGGACGCCTGCGCCATCTGCGCGGACGCGAGGGTCTGCGCGTACTGCTCCTGCACCGCACCTGCCTGAAGCGCTCCCTGCGCGGCCACCGCGTTCACCGCAGCCTGCCCGAACGTGGTGTTGGAAAGCCCGGTCAGCATCCCGCTCAACTGCTGGCGCGCGACGGCCAGATCCGTCTGCTGCTTCAACAGGCCGAGCGTGGCATCGCGTCCGGACTCAAGCGTCTTGTACGCCTCCTTGCCAGCGGCAGCGAACGCGGCGCGGGACTGCGCCATCACGTCGCCGTACTGCTTGACGGCGCTGTTGTACGCCTGCGAGTACACGGCGGCGTTCGCCGTCCGCTCCTTCAGGAAGTTGTCGATGATCTTCCCGTACTCGACGTTCGCGTACCGACGCGCTCCGGCGTAACCCTTCTCCATCTGCTTGATCGCAGCGGTGTAGTCGGTTTCGCCTCCGAACAGGTTGCTGAACAGGCCCATCAGTAGGTTCCCTTCACGTTCTTGGTGTGGCCGTAAGGCTCGACCAGCACGGCCATGCGCTCGATAGCCCAAGGTACGCCAAGGCTTTCGATTCGCACATACGCCGCCTGATCGCGGATCCGGCACCGGAAAGCGTCGTTCCTGCCGGGAAGCAGCGTCCCGAGCGGGTTCTGGTTGGTGTTGTCGTAGGTCGCGCTGCTGACCGTGTAGCGCGGGGACACGATGTCCGACGGGAGATTGAACCCCAACTGCTTCTGTGCCGAGTAGTAGGTGTAGGTTCCGCCGGGGGTGTCAGCCGACGTTCCGGGGAGTGTCTCGTCACGGAGCATCATGGTCGCATTCGGGTTGGTCGTGTGCTGGATTTGCCAGTCCGTCGAGGCACCAGACACGTTGTAGACCCGATTGATCTGCTTGGTGTAGGTACGCCCGGTCGGGTCGGTGATCAGGGTGTCGGAGGTCAGGTACGTCCCGGCGATCTCCGTCTCGTAGAACAGGTCGAGCGCCTTGTCCGTCGCCGTAGACCACGAGGTGTTGTAGACGCCGCAGTCGTAGGTGGTCGTCGGGCTGAACACCGCATGGGTTCCGCAGTCCACCAGCACCTCCGGGAAGTCGGGATCCTCGGTCACGGTCACGGAGGTGATGTTCTCTCCGATCGCCTCCTCGGCGGTCTGACCGGACAGGATCGATGCGAACGGGCCGGACAGTCGCTCAACAGGAGTGTTGAACGCAGATTCCTCGATCGGCTCGTCCATCGTCAGTTCGATGCGAACGTCCTTCATCATCACCTGACCGAGCGACGGCTGAAGCACAGGGCCGAACGTCAGGCTGCTCGTGATCTTCTGCGCAGCCGCCTCCGTGTTATCCACGGCGAAGTCGCTGATCGCCTTGTACCCGACCGCAGCCTGACCATCCACGCCGGAAACGAGGTCGCGGTCGAACCACCCGATGTAGCCGTCCTCGCTGCCGAAGGCAAGGATCGGGGCGCGAGAGTCACCGAACGGAAAGTCTCCGCAGCAGGTCGGGGCATGGAACGCAGGCCACCCGGTCTGGATCGGCCAGAAGGCGTCCGTCGCCTGACTGTAGAGCAGGTGGACGCTGCTTGCAGGGAGGTCGGTGCGCGACATCATGCAGTAGACGTTCTGCGCCTCCGCGTCGTACCCAAGAACGCAGTTCAGGGCATCGAACTTCTGCTGCTGGAAGAAGGTGTCGAGTCGACCGCTCGTGATGCGACCGCTCTTCGTCACCTGAAAGTCGTTCGGCTGGACGCGGTATAGACCGTCCTGCGCCATCATGTAGATCGTCTGCGCGTCTGAAGCGCACCACGCACGCTCGGACACGATGCCGACCGAACGCGACAGTTCGATCAGCCGCGCGTCCGTCACCACCGGGTCGGCGGTCAGGTAGGTCATCGTGTGCCGTCCGGCGAACAGCAAGCCGCTCTCGCCAACAGGGACGAGCGCGACGATCGGCTCACCGGGAACGCCGAATCGCGTCGAGGACACGCCATTAACAGCGTCATGTACGTTTCCAGCACTCGGATGCCAGTCGTCCGGGTCGTTGATATGGCACAGGAACCAGTTGTTCGGAGCGGACTTCAGTCCGGACATGGCAAGACGACCGCCGAATCGGACAAGCAACGTCGCTCGATTTGCACCGCTGCCGATGTAGTTGTACGGGCCGTTTGCGTGCGTCCAATCCAAGACTGCCGGAGTCGCACTAGTGATGTCAACCTTCCGATAGAACTCGCCGTCCGCAAAGTAGCAGTACTGCCCGAACACAGCCGCGCCAATATGGCCCGACGACTTCATGGCGTTGATGCCAGCACCGCGTGTGCATAGTGTCGCAGTGCCACCGTTGTCGATGACGTAGACCTCTCCGCCAGCAACAACGATGCACCTCTGGGTCAGCGTGCTGCTGACGTATGCATCCGCGCGCAGGATCACCTGCACCTCGCGGATCGCAGCCGTCGGGCTGGTGTTGAACCGATACGCCCCGAGAAGCGGCCTGCGCTGCCCGAGCCGCAACTTCCCCTTGTAGGCGTCGTAGGGGATCACGTTCATCGCCTGCGCGGTGAAGCCCGGAGGCAGCGCGGAATACGAGGAATCCACGCTGACGCCGCGATACGGGAGTGTGACCGGGGAGTATGGCATCAGGAACGAATGCCGATGAACAGGGTGTTGGTCTGTCCGGACAGCCGAAGCAGAAGACCGTTGTATGTTCCGCTGGTCGAGTAGACGTACTGCGCGTTGGTAGCGAATGTTCCAGCAATCGACTGGTACGAAATCGCGGCAGTACCGCCGACGTTCAGCGACGTGGTGGACGTGGTAATCGCACCGTTTCCGATCAGTTCGCTGGTAAGCGACCCGGTGAACACGGCAAGGACGAGCGCGCCAGCCTGCGTGTTGTCGAACCTGTTGAGGTAATTGGTCTTCGTCTCGTCGGCCATCGAGCCATAGGCCAGAAGCGTCTTCACCTGCGCTGCGGTCAGTTCGATCGGCGCGGCAGAACTTCCGGTGTTGTTGCCGATGAGTCGCGCAGTTGTAATGTTCGCAAGGGCGGACAGCGGAACGTCAGTGTTGGCATCGAACGCTCCGGAAGCAAGCGTCCCGAATCCGAGCGCAGTTCCGGCGCGGCGAAGGACATGGCCGTCGGTTCCTGCGGCAATGTCGGCAGGAGCGCCAGTCGAGTTCGCGGAGCGACCGATGACGGTCAGCGCGGTCGATTGACGCAACTTCGCGTCGGTGACGCCGTCGCTCGTTCCGGTCGCGCTCTTGATCTTCGCCGTCTCGACGGCGTCGTTGGCAAGTTCCGTGACCGTGATGCTCCCCGCATACTGGCTGACCGCCACCCACGTCGTCCACGCGCTGCCGTCGTAGCCGCGCGCGAACGCCTTCTGCGTCTTGGTCGAGACGAGCAACTGCGCGATCGTTCCGCCGGACAACTTGGTGACGTGCAGGACGCCGGGGCCGTCCGACGCAGGCGTCCAAGCGGACGGGACGTTCGACGTGACTGTCGTCGCGATCGCATACCGACCCTGCACGCTGTACCCGGCGGCGTTGATGTCAGTGCCGGACACCGTCACCTGCGGGTAGGTGCTGGAGACGTAGCCGAGCGAAGTCCACGCGGTCGTCGCGTCACCGATCTTGACGTTCCCGGTGTCGGTTTCAAAGCCGATCTCACCGGACTCAAGAGTCGGGTTGGAACTCGTCCAGTTGGACGCGGTGCCGCGACGGATCTGCAACTTGATCGCCATTACTTGTCCTCTTCCACGAACGAAGGCGGCACGCAGTACCAGCCTTCAGGGATGCGAACCTCGTTGTCGCCCAACTGCCAGCCGTCAGCCGTCTTGACGTACACCTTGCCCCGCACCTGCGGCCCCATCCTGATCGGGCTGCTCTCGCTTACCAGCACCGTGCGCGTGCAGCCAGTCGCGAATGCGAGAGCCACCGCGACGAAGCACAGAAGGATCAGCAGGAGCGTCAACCCCCGAACCTCGTCTGGGAAGAACGGAGTGCGCCCACTGCAGCAGCGACATGACGATGGCTCTGACGAGGTCATACACGTCACTCGGCCTTCTTGTTGTCCTTGGCGAAGATCAGCCCGACGCCAGCAATGCACGCAGCGGCCAGCGAACCCCAGTCCGGGACGGTCAGCGGGTCGTTGTCGGTCAGGGAGGTGAGAACAGCGCCGACCGCGACGAGGATCGCCGCAATGCCAGCGCCAGTGGTCTTCCACGAGGAATTCTTGATGATCTCGCTCATCGGTCGTGCCTTTCCAGTTTCTCCTCGATCTTGTCGAGGCGCTTGCTGATGCTGTCCTGATTCGTCACGACCTGCATCAGCAGGCGGTCGTGGTTTAGATACGCGGGAAGGAGCATTCCGACGAGCGTGAGGGCAATCGCGCAGAGCGCGATCCAGTTCGCCGTGGACAGGCTCACCTTGATGTTCGTCTTTTCGATTGTCATGGCGTTAGATGAACACTCGGTATGGGATCGTCGGAATCGGCTCAAACGTCGGCAACTCGTCCTCCTGCGCCTTCGTCAACTCAAATGACACGCGGATGTTCGCGTGGTAGCGGTTGTCGCCGGGACGCAGAATCACGCCCTCCTCGTCCACCTGCGCCGGGATCGCCCCGATGCGGTCAAGCGTGACACCCGTGACGGGCAGCACCATGACCTCGCCGTCCTCGTCGGTGCGTTCCTCGGCAAGCCCTGCGGCGATGAGGGCATCGTCGAGGTCGGACTCGGTGGTTGAGCGGAGTAGATAGTCCATGTCAGAGAGTGGTGATGGAGTTGAGGGTTGCCTGCGGAAGAGCGGTCGGCCAGAACTTGATTTGACGAAGCCAACCGTTCATGACGTTCACGGCAGTCGAATCACCGTTGCAACCGATACCCAGATGCGTCACAACGGATCCCAATGCGGCTGGAGCAGTTGTTGCCGCCGCATCGGTCACGCCATCACGCGAACCGATAAACGATGCCGAGTCGATTGCGGATGCAAACTTGTGTCGCGTGTTGTAGGCAAGGCCAGTGATCATCGTCCTATCGGTATTCGGTAACGCGGAAACCTTGCGATGCACAGACATCGTTGCTGCCGTGTAGTAATAAATCTCGTTTCCGTAGGAGAACGCACCGCCAGCAGTTCGGTCGAACAATCGTGCGAGGTTCAGGAACCCTGCATTCGGAGTCATCGGGATGCAATCCACGAACAGCGTGTTCGGATACGGATTGCCAGTGATGAACAAACTCGTCGGCATCGTGCAGTAATCAGCCGCCCTGCTCCCCGTGCTTGCCCCGGTCGGGATGTACGAGGATGCGCCGGAGCCGAGTTCGACTTGTGCGCCCCAAACGTAGATACCGTTGTTTGTTCCCGTATACGCAGGAAGACCAGCAGTCGCATTCTTCGTTGTCGCGTTGTAGATGTAGAACAACGTGGATGCCGCAGGAGCATTCATCGTGACCGAAATCCGCCACCATCCTCCGGGGTGCTGAACAGCGCGTGGAGTGACCGTACCCGGAGTACCAGCCGTGTAAGCAGTTCCGGTAGTTCCATCGGCAAGATCGAAGATCACGGAATAATCGGTTGCTGCCCCGCTCAACGTGATTCGCAGTCCAGCCAGCGTTCTCGTTCCATCTCCGCGAACAAACACGGAGAACGTGTATTGCGAACCAGATGTCACACCAACCGCCGTAAACACAGTATGCGCGCTGTTCGCGGTGTCTTCTACCAATCGAATTGAGGATGCCAACCCCGCCGGGTTTGTTTGCGTTGTTGCAGTAACCGCAGATCCATTTAGTCCTGATGGATTCCAGTTGTTGCTTCCACCAGATACAGCAAATGACTCTGACAATGCAGTCAGATTGTTCGCACTCCCCTCAATCAGCAGTCCGCGAGGCTGGAGCGTGGTCGGGTCGTAGTCGAAGCGGGGGGCGTAGTAACCATTCGCTACGCTTCTGTTATACGGATTGGCTGTTGTTCCAATGTTGAGTTGGGGCGCCCAGATATAAACAGAGTCTCCTGCGGATTGTGTCGGTGTGTTTGGATAAATATACAAACCACCAGTACCAGCACCCGTTGGAGTAATGACAAGTTGCAGCAAAGTCCAATCGGTTGTTAGTCCGGTTACTGTGTGATAGGTAGAACCAGACCCACTTCCCTGAATTGTACCATTTCCGCTAACAATCGAAAGTACCGAGGGCTGAAAACTACTAACCAAAAACCCCATTGAAACTCGCGTACTAGTCGCGGCGCGAACCCAGACACGAACCGTGTATGAAAATCCAACCGCCAGATTTGCTCCAAGAATTGTTGAGGCACTTCCGGGAGAAGTTACCTGTAGTTGTATTGAACTAGTTCCACCAAGAGGATTAGTAATGGTTACTAGTGATCTTGCAACATTTGGCCCATCCCAACCAGCCGCCGATGGGGTTTCGCTGTTTTGAAACACGTTCGCATCGGCGTACTGCACCAACCCCTGCGAGTTGATGAAGGTGGCGTTGGTCGTGCGCGTGAACGTCAGGCGCGGGTCGAGGACGCCCGTGGTGAAGTCCAGCGAGAGCGTGGAGCCGTCTCCGCCCTCTACCGGGAGCGTGCGCTGCCGACAACGCTCGACCGGGTCAGAGCCGAGCAGCCATGTCCGGTTGCGTGCGTGCATCAGATGAATCCGATGAGGGCGTTGGCGCTGCCGCTTGCGGCAACCATCTGCAACTCCACCATCTCGCTTCCGGCGAGGTCGATGATCACGAAGCCGCCCGGGCAGGACGCTTCCTCGCCGTTGTAAATCTTCAGGTCGCCAAGGCTCTTCAGGTAGTCGCGACCGGGGCGAAGGCTGCTGACGGCTGATCCAGACGTGGTGCTGCACGTCACGGTGAACTTGGTCAGCAACTTGGGGATCCAGAGCGACACAGCAGTCGAGTACGTCCAGCCGATCGCGTAGCAGGTCAGGGCAACCGATGCCGTATTCAGCGTCTGCAGCACGAGGTAGTTCATGTTCGTGCCGATGACGATGCTGTTTCCGGTCGTCGTAGGCTTGGTGGCCGTAGCCACTCGTGCCGTCGCAGACGACGCTGCCGTGATGTTGGTCGCGTTCGCAAGTTCAAGTACCGCCGGAACGGTTCTGGTGGCGGTGACGGTTGACATCATTCCGAGAAGGCTCATGGTGGTTCCTTACGAGGGATTCTGCACTGGGTTGAGGATGATGAAGCCGGGGCCGTTCCGAGTTCCGGAACGCCACAGGTTCGGCTGTACCTGTCCGAAATGGCTCTGCACCATTCCGTCCTTCTGCTTGGCCGCGCCGAAGATCGGGCCAGCCTCGATCTCCGCGAACCGCTGGCTTTGCTGCCCGTCCTCGTATGCCTCCGCTACGGCGCGGACATACGAGATGAGGGTTGCCTCGACGTGCTTCGGGATCGAGATGACCTCCGAGGTCGCCGTCGAACTGGTGACGGACTGCCACCCGATTCGATACAGAACCTTCAGCGGCTCTGCGGTGGTCGGCGTTGGATACAACTCCAGACGGAACGACTGCGTCGGGGCAAGCGTCGTCGGAAGCACCGTCTTGACGTAGGCACGCCACGTCAGATCCGGGTAGTTGGTCTGACGAGCCGTCTCGACTTCCTCCGGAGACTGGATCCAGAGCGGATAGTCGTCCTTCCAGACCTGCGTCAGTTCAGCGAAGTCGGACGGGAGCGCAACGTAGGACTGCGACACGACCGTCGTGACGGTCGCAGTCGCCTCCCGAAACTTCCACGGGTGGGTGAACAGATGCTCCCCTGCGGTGTTGATGATCTCCGCCTGACGCTCCGCGACGGTCTGCCCGGAGGCCGTCGATGGACGACCGCCGATGGCAAGCAGGACGTGGTTCTTGAGATCGCCGTAGGTGAGCATGGGTAATTCCACTGGCCGGGTTTCCCCGGCCAGTGGTGAATGGTTGTGTCAGATCACTGCATGTCGCGCTGGAACCAGAGGGCGCTGTTCAGAAGCACGTTGATCGTCGCTTCCGAACCAGCCGTCACGCTGCCGAGCGAGATCGCAGCCGGGTACACGGTCGTGACGCCAGCCGCGTTTCCGAACGTTCCCGCATCATCTTCCGGAGCGAGGTTCGTCCCGATGATGACGTTGGCAGTCGTGGCTGTGACCTTCGCGGCGACCACGCCACCGAACTGCACCTCGACGGCGGTGTCGTCGGCGCCTGCGTTCGCAAGCAGGCTGGTGACGACGCCGATGTAACCGGACTGGTCGAGGACGTTGCCGTCAGCCTTGACGACGGACGCGAACGGGGTAGCCGAGTAACTGGCAACCGTATCCGCCGCAGGATAGACGACTTCGGTGTGACCGAACGAGGTGATGACAACGTCACCGACCGCGAGGGCGCTGCCCTGACGGTTGATGCACGCCACCTTCGTGCCGACGGGCTGAAGGCCGATAGGGCCGTTGTTGGGTGAGAAAATCATTGTGTGTGTTCCTTCCTTGTGTGGTAGAGGGGGCGGGATCGCTCCCGCCCCCGTTGCTTCATCAGGTGGTCTTGACCGGGGCGACGATGCCGTGACGCTGGCGGCTGTTGCAGAACAGGTTCCACCAGCAATCGACGGGCTGCACCCAAGTGAACGGCTGGTTCGGGTGACGCATCACGTCGTGCTTCTTCATGTAGCGGGTGCTGTGGAAGATCGGCGTGAGGTACTGGCCGTTGACGAACCAGAAGCGCGGCCCCTTGTCGATGGTGTTGGTCGCAGTCTCCGACAGCGTGGCCGTCGTGGACAGGGTCGCACCGTCTCGGCCAGCCTTGGTGTCGGCAACGGAACCCGTGCCAGCGGGGAAGATCGCCGCGTCATCGAGGTTCGAGCAGTACTCGACCGGGATGCCCGAGAACGTCGGGGTGTTGTAGGCGCCGTCCTGCGGGCTGACGAGCATGTCATTCGACTCGCGAAGAGCACGCTTGTAGGTGTTCACGCCAAGACGGGATGCGAGGATCATCTGGCGCTGGAAGTTCGTCTCCTCGAAGTACTGACGCTGGGTCAGGGGAGCCTTGAACTGCACCTTCAGGTACATCTCGTCCATCGCCGGGAACAGACCGCCGACCTGACGGGTTCCGGCGTTGTGGTTCGAGTAGGCGAACGAAGCCGGGGCAGTGTTCTGGTTGAGCGCACGGTCGTAGAACGAAATCTGGTTCGACCACCGGGCGTCCGTGGCGGGGTTGATGCCGAGGACGTTCGTCCATCCGGTCGGAGCGCCACCGCGCTCACCGAAGGTGGTGACGCTGTTGATGATCTCCGTGATGAACGCGGGGAGGCCGTAAGGCTCCTTGCCGCCCGTCTCCATGTTTCCGTAGTTGCCGATGTACGGCGCCCACAGGTCGTTCTCCATGCCGTTCAGCATGGAAGTCCACATGCGC